CGTCCAGTTTCGCCCATCCAGAACCAAACCCAGACGTATCTTCATCAATGCTAAAGAACTGATCTAAATCGTTTTCAAATTCCATAACAGATCTAAGCGTGACGGGATCTTTCCATATCGCTTCTTCGTATGCCGCTTTTAGCATCCACTGAGCTTTCTCATAGCCTTCTTTTTGCAGAAGCTCGTTGATATCTTTGGTTGGGAGATTGATTCGAAAGCATCTGTCTCCAAGTCGAGTGATAATCTCTGCGGCGGCTAACTCACCCTGCTCATCCATATCGGTAGCAATGAGAATGCGCTCAAATCTAGCTAGGTTCTCGTACTCATTTTCAATCCACTTAGTCTGCTTTGCCCCTTTACCTCCGCCCATCGGGACGGACAGGCTTGGAAAGCCTAATTCACTACATGCAATTTTATCCATCTCACCCTCAACTAACCAAACCTCTCTTGCGTCATAAGGCATTGAGTGCCATCCGAAAAGAATCGGTTTTAAATTTCTTTGGGTGCTGGGATTACCGTCATAGTTCATCGGCTTAGTCTTGATAAAAACCAACTCTTTGTTAGGATCATAGAAAGGGAAAACGACATCTTTACCGCCTCTTCCATCGGTTTCGTAGATTTTTTCCCTAAAACAAACCTCACCAACGTCTTTAAATCCCCTCCCTGTCATGTAGCCATGTAAGACTTCACTGTTTTTTTGAGCGGGTAATGTAGGGGTGTTGTATGTTTTATTTTTTACCGCGCTGAATTTTTTAGCCGGAGCGCCGTCTCGTATATTGAATCTCTTTTTCGCCCAGTCCATGGCATCAACAAGGCTGAGACCAAGCGAGTGCTGGATCAAATCGAGCATGTCTCCGCCCTCGCCTGTTGCAAAGTCCATAAATTTTCCCGCTTGTTCGCCATGGAGATACACGGACATTGATCTTCCCTTTTCACCGCTGATCGACCCAACCTTGTAGCATCCAGACTCAACCCTTCCTTCTGGATATAGCTCTTGACAAATTCCTGATGCGTGATCGCCTAGTTTTTTAGCTAGATCTCTAATGTCCATCATTTGACAGCACCAAGAAGATCGTTTTTCCGGTCATGATTTTTAAACTTCTGGACAACATCCCAGCTCGGATCGCCAAGCGACTGCCATTTCTTCAAAATTGACAGCGACACAACTGCGCTCACATCGAACCCTCCTGTCACTAACCGCTCGAAAGCCAAGACTGCGTTAGCCACAACGCGGTCGCTTGGAAGCCTGTTGCCATTTGCCGCCTTGTGAGCGATCCACCGATCCCAGTCCTCCTGCGTGACACGATTCGGGCGTTTCTCATCAATAATTTTTTTTCGGTGTTTTTTCTTTTCTGATGATTTTTCTTTAACTATTGTCTTTCTTAGTTCTTGATTCTCCACATCTTGGATATCCTTGATCTGGTCGCAGTTGTCGAAAATATTCCAATCCCATCCAAGCAACGTGCCTTTTTCGTTGCGGAGAATGTTCCGCTGGGCATAGCCCGCTGACTCAAGCTCACGGCAAATCTTTGTCACCCTCGCCTTGGTCATCCCAAACACTTTCGCTAATTGCGTATTAGTAACCTTCCAACTGGTGTCGTGACTAAGCAAATAAACCAACACCCCCAAGCTCTCGGCTGATAAATTGTCCAGTCGCCGCTCGGATGCTTTCGCCTCTTTTGCGCCCCGCAATAAAATGTTAGGTATTGTGGTGAATGGTTGATCTTGATAAGACGCTCGGCGAAATATCATATATACACTCCATGTCTAGTTAATTAATACATTGATTTTCCATCAAAGAATAGCATTAATCGTAGAGATATTCAAATGAACATAAAATATTTCCATGAAACAAACTTTTTCAGTTGACAATTCATGGAATTTTGAATATGTTTAGAAGAAGGGCAGTGGTATTACTAACAAGAAGTTTTTTGCATAGGCACTGCATTTTTAAACACGGAAAATTCTTATAAAGAAAAAAGGTAAATACTATGAACGCACTAAAGGAAGATGATAGTAGTGATTTTAGTCCGGAGATGAGGAGCGTTATGTTCAACAAAGCGCTCGACAACGCAAAAGTTGTTTCGTGGAAAAGAGCGGCTACGGTATCGAAAGATTGTAAGGTAAGTCATGCGACTGCTAGTGGGTGGTTGCTTGGATCGCTTCCTCGTGACGCAAAAGCTCTCTTGCGGGTGCGAGATCTTTACAATATATGTATAGATGAATGGATCAATGGTGAGAAAGCATCGTCGCCAAGTGCGCTCAATATTCAAAAACTGAAAAACATAAGCAAAATCCTCCGAAACTACGAGAAGACGCAAAACGTGCGCTTGAGCGACGAGCAGTTTGGAATGTTGGTGGTGATGCTGTACGAAGACGAAGATAAAGCCGAGTATCTGCTTAATCATGCCTCAATTTTAAACTAATTAGCTCTATTTTCAAGAAATTCGACCATGCATGTTGGCGACTAAAATTATCCATATACGTATAGACAAATATAGAACCCTAATGTAATGTCATTAATATGAATATAAAAACAACACTCTTTGGAGCGCTCTGAAAATCAATATAAATACTGAAAGGCGGGTCAAAACCATGGATTTTTGCAACATTATAAAAGCATATAAAAAAAGCCGAAATTGGGACGCAACTCAACCCACGCAATTGAGTGATTACGAAGCAGTACTGGACGTCGAAAAATATTGCCGACGGCTTGGTCTACCAGTGACCATTTCGACCTGTAAAAACTTACGAAAACATAACATTAATGTTTTGCCTATACAGCGGAGTGGGGTGAGGCGAGATGTTAAGGAGCCGTCTTGGCGAAGTAGCTTTTCTGATCGCACGAATAATTAAAATTAAAATTTGATGAATTTATCTATTATTTAATGGATTTAATATCATAAGATCTATATACTCCATGTTATCACTTTCGATTACAGAAGATGAGACATGGAAAAAAAGATTACGAGATCCAGAATATGGAAACAGTTAGCTAGCATTTCGGTCGAAGAGCTGTGCACAGAACAAGAAGCTCTCGATGAAAAAACAACCATCAAGTATCTGCCGTGGATGAAAGCCCATGAGCTAATGATGGAAAACTTCCCCGAATATCGGTGGGAGTTTTCGGAAGATCCTCAGGGCAGAGAATGTCATTACTTTAATGACGGTTCAGCAGAAGTCCGCTGTCGAATGACAGTCGAGGGTCACACGAATATCACATATTTGCCAGTTCATCGACAAGGCAAAGCGATACTCAACCCAAACGCAATGCAAATCAATTCAGCCAAACAACGTGCGCGTGTCAAAGCTCTTGGTGAGTTTGGGTTGGGCTATACGATGTGGTTGGGCGCCGCTGACCCTCCCTCATTTAGGGCTGAGACAGTCGCGGAACCATCGAACGATGATCAAGTCGAGGCGATCTGGCTTTCAGCCTTAGCGGAGCTGAAGGAAGCGAAGAATCAAGACGCGGGAAAAAGAATCTTTCGACGCTTTACGCAAGGTCTGGAGAACAGAGGACTGACTGATCCAACGCCGAAGCGCTGGGCTTCGATATGCAAAGAAAAAGGCTGGAGGGTAGTTAAGTGAGCCTTGCAGAACAGGGAAGCCCAGAATGGCATAGCGCCAGAGCAGGCAAAATAAAGGCGTCAACTTGTGCGGCTTTTGAGGGGAAACACCCTTACCTCACGCCTGATGATCTTGTGCGGCAAGAGGTTCGAGCTTTGGCTGGAGCTGAGTCAGAATTTGTTATGGTTCCGGCTGTCGCTCACGGGCAATTTATGGAAGAGCATGCTAGGCGATTTCTCGAAGATTTACAGGGCTATCGTGTTGAAGAGACTGGCTTAGTCGTTCACCGCGATTATCACTATATTGCCGCGAGTCCTGATGGGCTGGTGGGGCTGTCGGGTTGTGTCGAGGTGAAGTGTCCGTATCCGTTTTACACCAAAGAACCATACAGTATTTTTGACACAAAGCGATCAATGTATCTCACCCAAGTCTACATGCAGATGGAAGTGCTGGATGTTGATTGGTGTGATTTTATTTGTTATCTAGCTAAAAATGAAACTGTCGAGCCACAGTACACGCTCGAAAGGATCGAGCGTAAAGAAGGCTTTCTCACAGAGCTTTTGCCGCGTAAATACATGCCCCAGCCCGAAAAAGGAACGATCACAAGGCTCGAACTCTATCGCGCTTGGCACAGGCACATAAAGGCGCAGTATGAGTATGAGGACACGCGGCTTGAGCATCTTTCCGCTCCGAGCAAAAACGACTTCGAAACCGTCACTGGAGACGATGATCTAAACGAGTTGTCTCGATTGCAAAATAGGTTGCATCAGATACAAGACGATAATGCCGATACGCTTATGGCAATTGACACTCTCAAAAAAGCCAGTGAAGAACTCAAGAAGACAATAGGAACTAAGTACGACGGGTCTGTCAGCAACGGCACGACAATGATCAAGATCATCCATAAAAATCCCCCCATCGATTACCGAGAAGCTTTTGAGTTTCTGGGTGGCGAAGAGGAGATATTAAACCGCGATGCCCAAATGGATTCGTTCCGGCGAACATCTGGGGCAAGACAAGTATCAATCATCCAGATCGGAGAAAAAATATGAGTACAGATTTTCAAGTGGCGCAAGGCAATGGCAGGCTATACAAATGCGACCCCCAGCGCATACAGCAGGAGCAAGTGCGGCGGCAAGGACTGCGCGATAAAGGGCATGCTTGGGCGACGGACGATAAGATTCCTGAGTACGAAGGGTATATTCAAGTCGGGCAGGAATTCATCGGCTGGCTTCAGAAGCACCTGAACGAGGCTGGCGAGGATGTCGTGCGAATGAATATCAAGTCCAAGATTGAGAAAATGCAGTCAGGATCGCCATGCATGCACATTAAGGAGGCATGGTTTAAGGACGGGGTTTCTCTCAAAGAGTTTATTGATACAGGGGCGCCAATGCCGCCTGCGAACATCGAAGGCAAGGCTAACACGCCTCAGTCAAGCGAGGCGGGAAATGCGGCGATAGATTTCGACGATGATATACCGTTTTAAGGACTGACATGGCTTTGCGACTGACACGCAGTGTGGACTCGATTTTGTACGGCGGGTATTACTTAGATCCAAAGAATCTAGAGGGATCTTATGAGCATAGGATCTGGGTGAGGCGGGTCAGGGACCACCGAAAATATCAGGATGCGCTTGTAAACGTCAAGTCTAGACTGGGGGTTACCGAACACCTCATAAGCGTTGGCGGTGATGGGATCAACCTTGGGAGCGGTATTAATATCAATATTGTCGGCATTCAAAAATTCGAGCTAGACGGAACGCCGTATTGCGAACACTGCAATAGAGGTGACGGTCTGCATGATCGAGTTGTGCCTCAAGCGCGGCTGGCGATATATGCGCCCATCAAGTACGAAATTGTGAGACATGACGCAAGGAAAAAAAAATGAGTAAAGAACAAAAAATTGTGACAATCGATGAAGTCCCTTATCTGATAGATGATCTTGGTGAGTCTTGCATAAAACTGCTTAACGAGTCCCTCCAAATGAGCAACATCGCTAATTCTTTTGCGCTTATGGTGCAAGCCACAATGACAGTTGCTGACATGAAGGGTAAGGAAGGAAAGAAACTGCTTCCCGAACCTTATCAAGCTGAAGATGCAGAGCCTGAAGAAGACACCTCTCACTAGTTTCCCCCTAAGCCAAGGCGTACCCCTCGCCCTTGAAGCTGGTCTGGCTCACCAGTGGCTGAAACGAGCCAAGGGAATCGCGTAGTGCTGAAGCATGGTCTGTCCCCTGAAGCCGGACAGCAGGAGTGGCTCACCCGTAGCATGCAACGAGCCGCCATTGACGAGAGGCAAGGTATGCATTTAACCGTTGGCGCCGTGATGCGTCGAATTGCAAAAAACAAACGATTAGAAAGGCAAAAAAATATGAGCAGAATGCCCTGTAGAGTGAGCGACGATCCATTTTATGATTACAGCGACTACATCGAGGGGCAAGGCGTTTACGCGGCTGAGACGGAAGCACCGTGCGAACCAGAGGATGATCCTGAGTACTTAGACGAGAAATAATTTTTTTGACACCCAAGAGGCGTTATTGTTATTGTTATCTCGCTTCTGGGTAGAAGGTCACACGGAGATGTATTATGACTTTTGAAGAAGCAGTACAGTTATATTTGAGAACCCCAACGAAGAAATACGGTAATGAAAAAAGCCAGATTGCTCATCGAACGCTAAAGTGGATGTCTTCTAAAACGCCAAGAGCACTTAGAGATCCTGATAGCAAAAAGTTGATGCAGTACAGCAAGCGGTTACATGATGTTAATCCTAGACGTAAAATTGTGTGGGATGAAACATCGGCAATGTTTGCTGGTCGTGACATTAAGTCGATTAACTCACTTGATGTGACGAAAATGGAAACTAGTCTTAGATATGATAAAGGATTATCTGCGGCTGGCATTAACAATTACCTAAGGTATCTTCGGGCATTATGTACATTTTCCAAAGATAGGCTAGCAGTTAAGTTTGAGGACTTCCCCACGTTTGAACTGGGGACTGAGGAGAGTAGAGTTGAGTGGCTGGAGCCACAGGATGCTCTCAAGTTGATTCGGTGGTTAGATCCACTACGAGCAGATATGGTTCGCTTCGCCTTAGCAACAGGTCTTCGCAACTCAAACGTCAGGCTGTTGAAGTGGTCGCACTGGAGTCCTGCTTCGGAAGATATCATTATCCCAAAGACGGATACAAAGAACGGTGAAGCACACCACTTAATTGTCACAAAAAGTGCGAGGGATGTTCTTCAGAACCGTATGCAAGTTAGGGATAGGTTGATAAGGGAGCACCCTTGCTTGGATGGAAAACTGGAATATGTGTTTGTTCAGGATTCTACCAAGTCGTTGGGTAAACCTTTTTACCGGACTTCAGTGACTAACAAAACGTGGAAGAGAGCTGTTCGCTTGGCGGGTCTTCCTTCGTGGGTTAGGTTTCACAGCTTGAGGCATACTTTTGCATCATGGCATGTTATGGCTGGAACGACACAGAAGGAGCTAATGGAGGTAGGTGGTTGGAAAACAGCGTCAGCAGTTGGGCGTTACACCCACCAAAATGAAGAACATAAAAAGAAAGTAGCATCACGATTGGATAGGGTTTTTGAGGTATAGCTCAACCCTAAAATAACGAGAGAGGGTTTGTTGTTTGCTCATTTTTTATGACCCTATAGCACTTTTACCTCAGGGTTGTGCTCTAGGAAAACCCTTATAACATGTTGATTTATAATGGAAAAAGGTGATTTGGTGGAGCCTAGCGGGATCGAACCGCTGACCTCAACACTGCCAGTGTTGCGTTACCGATATCGTTATAAATCAATGACTTACGAAACCTTTCCACCCAGAAGAATTTTCGTAATAGCACAACCCTAAGAGGTATTATTACTTCAAAAGATAATTCGTATGAAGCAATGTAATTATTCGAAAAACGGCGCCGAGGTTATAATAGACAATCTTCTAAAGCCCCCTTATTTATCGAGATTTAATTATGATTGCTATGTGCGGTTGTGTGCTTATTGGTTTGTTTTTTATTGCTAAAGATGATTTTTATGTGTAATTCAGTACTTAGAGTATGGCATCGCATATGATATTAGCGAACACTATTGTTACTTTCTGTTTTGTCTTTTCGCCGATGGTGTATTGACACTCTTACAATGCCACTACATTTGTCGCATTCTGTATAATTTGACTCGCACATCTTATCGATGTCGATCTGACCAAGCTTCGCCACGATTTGCGCCGATAAAACAATTTCTTTTGAGCAATCTGAACAATTCATGTCATCTCTTAAAATATTTGCACTTCAGACGGATCTACCCGCTTGGGAGCGCAGTAAGTTAATATTGGCAATTTGTTATTGCCAATACGCTGATTGTTAATCTGGCGCGAGAAGTAAATGCATGAGTCGAGGTTCTCCCACACGCCCATTTCCACAGTTGACTCCAGCTTACCGTCTGCATATGTCTGAAGAATTAAAGCAAACACCAACTGGGTCATTTACCAAGCTCATTTTGCGAGTAAGGCTTGGACTAAGTTTTCGATGCTCTTCTGCGTTGCACTTTGAATGTCCTTTTGCTCTTTCAGACTATCGACAATCGCATCTATCTTCGCGCTATTCACCTCCGCAACAGTGCCTGTAGCGACGGCTTTTTCGCTCACAGCGATAACAGTCTTTTTTAGATCAGCCACATCCAGTTTCAAATTCGCCGCATCGGCAACTGCCGCTGTATAGCTTCCAAACCCCACCACCGCACTCACGCATAACGGTATCATGTAAGATGGGATAGTAATTTTGTCGGTCATAATTTGCTCCTATTTATTTGCCTGTTTAAATGCTTTCCGATACTCTTTATTAAATTTGTCGAACAAAATTAGCTTTCTCTCTCTAATAGTTGTTGAATTAATTTCCAGCGATTCTCAAATTCTTTTCCTTTGGCTTCGCCAAATAGAAGATCTGATTTCTTGATAGTGTTTTTGAGGGTGCTGTCTGACATAGCCCAAGCCTCGTAGTCTCCTTTAACAAGAGATCTCGCATCTTTCTTCGTAACTCCATTAGAGCGAAGAACCATCATTAACTGTGTATCAGTTAACCCTGATGACCTAGCGGCTGAGACGAGCTTTATCATGCGCTCAAAGCCTTCTTTTCTTGCGCTAGAGGCTCTTTCAAATGCATTGATTAGATCTCCATTAGACACTTTGTTAGGGTCTCTAAACGTAGATGTGAGAAGTGAGGTAGCATCTCTTTTGTCTTGATTAAACTCATATGCCTTAAAGTGCAAGCTCACCTTAGGATCAAAGGTAGTAGTTCGGAATCCTACCCAAGCAAGAGCTTCGTCACCAACATCATATTTTTTACCTGACTTGGATACCTCACCGTTAATAGCCTTCATAGTTCTGTTTATATTTTGAGTAACTGAAGGTGCAAGGCTTTTGAATAGAAACCCTCCCATGTCTTTCCCAATATTTTTAGCAGTGTCTGCGGGGTTATATATTTTTCCGCCAGAATCTTTTTCATTTATCATTAGGTTGAACACAGTACCGGCTGAAATATCTTTGCCAAAGAACGGCATTAACATTTCTTGAGCAGATTGAGCTAAAGCATCATCTACAGGCTGGTCTCTTAGCAAGGCATTAATAGGTCTTTTCCAGTAGGCGTATGGATCTAGGTATGTAAGATCTATATATTCTAAGTCACCCTTCTCATCTCTACCTGTAACAAGTATATTTGAGTTTCTAGACCACTCAGGACTCATAAGGCGAATAGCCTCTTCCTCCTCTTCGGAAACATCCCATGCCGCAAATGCCGCCGCTTGGATGGCATAAATTCCACCACTCACCATCGCCATACCCGCAAGCCTGCGGTGAACGGATGGTCTCATGTCTGGATCTGCCATGTCCTGCTTAAGGTACTTGAACATATTAAAACTAGTTCTAATAATTTCGGCGGGGAAAGACACAAATGTTCCAGCCAACGGGAATCGCCTTAGCTGTTGCATTGCTCTACCAATTAAGCTGTAAGTCGGGTAAGTGTTTCGTATTCTTTCTGCGGCGATAGGAGCGGCGTCTTCGTAGCTTAGACCCTTGGCTTCCATGAGCATATCCATCTCATTCTGAAATCCTACAATCTTCCAGAAGTCATCACCATACTGGTAGAAC